TAGCTGGTCGAATAGGAAAATATTTTAAAACATGCTGGTCGCCACAAATAAATTCTATTTCCATCTTAAATTTTTTCTCCAACCTCGAAACCTCTAAATGTTTTAAAGCGTGGGAAACGCAAACTGTAAGTACCGTCTTGGTTTTGAGTTACTGCGTCAGCGCGAACTTCCACCAACTGACCAAGCAGAGCATCGCGATCAGTCCAAAAAGTGGATCTGTTATCATCCGTAAAGCCACTGCCGACATTAACCCTAATATCTTTCCCGTCATCCTGCCCAGCGCATACAAGAGCCCCAAGTCGTCCTTCATTTCTTCCTGTTCCTTCTTCTACGTCTGTAACAGAAAGTGTTACTTCAATAAATGGTTTGGCTTTGAGCCAAGCATGAGTCCGCTTGCACTCATAGGGTGCATCAACGTCTTTGATCATTACACCTTCGTAACCACCGTCTACAGCCGCTTTATTAAGCTCTACAAAGCGTTGTTCACCTTCGGGAGTACTAAGGTCTACCTCTTCCCAGTCCAACGCTTGTACGTGCTTTAAAACGCTTTCATTTTCTAGTACCCAATACTTGACTAAGTTACTACGATAAGTTTGTGGCTTATTCCATACACCTTTTTGGAAATCTTCTAGTGGAATAAAATCAAACAAGTGTAGAACAGCATCTTCACTTTGTACATTATCTTTACGATGTACCTGCTTCATTAGATCTTGAAAGTTAGCACTCATTACTTCACCGTCTAGCACACAGGCATATGGTGCAGGCTTAGTTGCTAATACTTCTTCAATCTCTGCAATAATATGAGGGAAGTTATGAAACTGTTTGCCGTTACGACTAAACAATTCTACTTTGCCATCACGACATACTGCTAGTACACGAACACCGTCTAGTTTGATTTCAATCTGTTTCTTACCAACCATTTTCTTTTCATGGTTAGCTGAGTCGTGTGCAAGAGCACAAGTGAACACAGGAACACAACCTGGCACTACTTTGTTAACAGTCTTTTCACTTACGCCGCAACGTAGGTCTTTGATTAAGATACGTCTATAAAATCCATTCCATTGTTCTGTAGTTGCAACGCTCATTGCTAGTTCAATAGCATCACGTGCCGCATGTCCTGTTAGTTCACGGTTGATAAGTTGATTAGCAAGATATTTGAATGAATTCCAATCCAATCCTTGTCCTGTAAGTACGTCTGTACGCTCTGGAACTTTCTTAACACCAAATGTTACAAGTGGATCAAGTGCTAGTTTAATGCCTTCAAAAAACTCTGGAACACCTTCGTCAAGTGCTTCTTGTAAGATTGCTTGTTTAGCTAACTTACTGTTATCAGCTTCTAGCTTTGCGATAATATCTTGTGGTTGTGTTCTCATATTTGCCTCACTTGTTTATTTTATATAGTGTAGCACCATTAGTTAAGATTGTCAACCTGATTTGTATTTAGAATTTACTCAGTATATTCAATTTCTGGAATACCTATGCTTTCAATTGCATGTTGACACACTTTACATGGTTTTGCAAGTTTTGGATTACCGTTTATATCATAACGCTCAATTACAATCTTTCTAATCGACGACCAGTCCTTACATCTACGTAGTGCATCAATTTCTGCATGTAGGAATATTGCATCAGGCTTTCCTGCTTCAACAGCAAACTTACCTTGCAAAGGATGACTCTTTGAATAACTGTTTGTGCCTACAGCGAGAATACGCCCTCGCTTGTCGTACAGTGTTGCAGTTAAATTAAATTCGCCTCGTTTTTGCAATATTCCTATCCTTTATAATTGGAGTGAGCGACAGGACTCGAACCTGCATTACACGGATTTGCAATCCGGTACGTAACCATTCCGCCACGCTCACATATTTGGCATCGGGTGAGGGATTCGAACCCCCTGACTCTCGTCCTGGTTTTGGAGACCAGTGTACCACTCCAACTGTACCGACCCGACAAAAACTCATAAAAAAAGCCCCTAACATTATTAGTGCTAGGGGCTTGTCTAAAATAAACTTTTTACAAAGTCGCGTTAAGACATACCCCTTCCTTTTGAAGGGCACCAGCACTGTAATGATGACTGTTGTGATGTTCTTAACACTTATCTATTCCTTGTTTCTTTAGTATGTGTATACTATACTATCTTTATTTATCGTTGTCAATCTATTTTGGATAAGTTAAATGGTGCCGGCGGAGAGACTCGAACTCCCGACCTAAGGTTTACAAAACCCTTGCGCTACCAACTGTGCCACGCCGGCCAACATTCTACTTATCCATCTTCCAAAAAATTACATCTTTGTTTTGAAAGTCTTTGACTGTAATAGCAGGATTATTATCTGGTTCCTGCTTGCCTACATAATGCCAAGACATTCCGTCTTTTCTGTTCTGTTCGACTGTGTCGAAAAACTCTTTATTGTCATGGACGAACAAAGCCATGATTAGAGCTACTCCAAAGAACATAAGTCCTCCTTAGTTGTTGTTGGAGCGGGT